GTGCAGTACCTACCAGTACGTAAGAGTGTATATGGTGAACCAGATGGTAGTCTACTGAATGACAAACAAGATATCATGGGTGCAGTAGCACGAGGTATGATAGATGTAATGGGTAGAAGTGCTAATGGTCAGGTAGGTATGCAGAAAGGATTCCTAGATGTAACCAACCAGAAGAAGTTCGATAAAGGTGAACACTTCTTCTACAACCAAGGATTTGATCCTAGAACCTCAATCCATATGCAGACATTCCCAGAGATTCCACAGAGTGCAATGCAGATGATACAACTACAGAATGCAGAAGCAGAGTCACTGACAGGTGTCAAGAGCTTCAGTCAAGGTATCAGTGGTGCAAGTCTAGGGAATACTGCTGCAGGTGCTAGAGGTGCTCTAGACAGTGCAAGTAAGAGAGAGCTAGGAATCCTACGAAGACTATCAAAGGGTATAGAACAGATAGGTAGAAAGACCATAGCAATGAATGCAGTATGGCTAGAAGATGAAGAAGTAATCCGTATCACAAACAAAGAGTTCAGAACTGTAAAGAGAGATGACCTCAATGGAGACTTCGATCTACGACTATCTATTAGTACTGCAGAGAGTGACAATCAGAAAGCAGAAGAGCTAAGCTTCATGCTACAGACTAATGCTGCTAGTATGGACCCAGAGCTGGCACGTATCATACAAGCTGAGATAGCTACTCTACGTAAAATGCCAGAACTAGCACAGAAGATCAGAGAGTTCCAACCTCAACCAGATCCAATGCAACAGCAAATGCAGCAACTACAACTACAACTACTACAAGCACAAGTAGAAAATGAGAGAGCTAAAGCTGGAGAGAATCAGGTAGACATCCAACTCAAACAGGCTAAGACTGAAGCAGAGTATGCTAAAGCTGGAAAGGTATCAAGTGAAAAGGATAACCTAGACCAGAAGTTCCTAATGGAAGATGCAGGAATACCTCAGCAAAGAGAGATGGAAAAGAAAGAACATGATAGACTAGCAATGATGGATGCTAAGGCATTCGATGCTATGAATATGCCAAAGAAAGAAGCAGGTAAGAAGTAATGCAAGGTCTATCTGATAGAATGGCAATGGCTCTAGGTCTGGTAGGACCAGACTATGACTATGGTGCAGGTGGAGCATACAATAAACGTACTGGGCACTATGGTGATGCAGGAAAGCTTCCTAATCATCCTACATTCAGCAATCAAAGTAACTATGCTGGAGGTCCTGGTCTAGCAGGTGGGGTATGGGATACTATCACAACAAGAGATGGTAAGATTGTAGAGAGATACTCTCCCAGCACTGATATGGTAAATGCAGGTACTACTGTAGGATTAGCCCAATACATGAAAGATGTAGAACCAGGTGTCATACTGGGAAATCCTGTACAACCTAAACAAACTAAAGGAAATAAGAAATGAGTAACTACCTAATGGATATGAATACTACAAGAGAGAACGTAGACAACAGAGCTATAGTGATCAAGGACTGGAACTATGGTCCTGTAAAGCTACAAGGTGATAACCTACAGTACTGGGACAAACTAGCAGGTATCTGGAAAGTAACACCACAAGTAGCAAAGAGACATCTATGTGCTAACTGTGAGTACTTCGATAATACTCCTGATATGATGAAGCAGATGATGAATATTCTACCTGACTCATATGATAAGGATGGAGGTATCAGAGGATACTGCCATAAGTTCGACTTCATAGCACAAGCAGTACGTAGCTGTCAAGCATGGGGAGAGAAAGACTACTATACTGATGAAGCAAAGATGAAACCTGCTAAGATGAATGGTCTAGGTGATGATGACTTCATGACTAAGATGAATAAGTAAGGAGTTATCATGCCTGAAATGAATATAGGAAAACATACTAGTAATGATAATGGAATACTGGATGTAGGATATTTCAACGCTAACCAAGAACTACTGAGAGAAAGTCTACTGACTGATCCAAGTGGGGGGATGTATGTTGTAGATAAACTAAGTAATGCTGTACATGAAGGAAGAGCATTTGCTATTAATTCCAAAGGCACTATCACTGCAGGAAGTACTCTGCGGATGCATGGTAGAACAGGTGATAAAGAAGTACACTTCGATCACTTCCACGTAGCAACAAGTAAAGGATTCATAAGTCTAGCTCTATATGAAGCTCCAACAGTGACAGTACTAGGAAGTGTAGTACCAGCACTCAATAGAAAGAGAAACTCTCTCATAGTACCTACAATGATTGTATATGGTGGATCTACTATAACAGTGAATGGCACATTACTGGAGGAACATACTATCTATGATACAGGTGGTACTGGTAGTCATCTGACACAAGGTAGTGGTGGTATAGATGCTGACTGGATACTGAAACCTAACACTGACTACCAGTTCATGATCACAAATACTGACAGTACAAGTGTGAACTATACTGCTCGCTTCATATGGGCAGAGAGAGATCCTATTTGACATTAAGCTAAGAATACGTTAAGATTTCAATACGACCTACAAGTGAAGTCGATAAAAGCTCTAAATCAGGTAATCTCGTAAGAGGACACAAAGGACATGTATGACAACAGAGGAACTCGAACTAATCGAAGACTCAAACAAAGAAGCTAAGGAAGCTATAGCTTTAGGTGAAGCATTCAAAAGACTGCTTGAGAATGAAGACTACCAGAAGGTAATCTCTAATGGTTATATCAAGGACTATGCTAAAGAGTTAGGAATGGCTATTGCTATGAATACTGGAGCGTATGATACTGATAAGATGATTGAAGACCTGAAGGGTATCAATGCATTCGTAGGCTATGGTTTCAAGGTTGCTAATGCACACATGGCTGCAGAACAAGATCTGATAGAGAATGCTCGTTATGTTGCAGAAACTACAGAAGTAGAGGAGTAACAGATGAGTGTAAATCTAGATAATATGTCTGATGAAGACTTTGAAACACATATGAATAACCTTCCTAGAGAGGAAGAAGAGGAAGCAGTCATTGAGGACACTGAGCCTACTGATACTGTAGAAGATGAGACTACTACTGATGACGATCAGAGTGAAGAGGAAGAATCTACAGAAGAAGAGGAAACAGAATCTCAAACTACTGATAGTGATGAAGAAGAGAACGATAGTACAGAAGACACAGAAGAGGATACTCAGGAAACCACGGAAATCGACTACAAAGCATTCTATGAGCAAGTAACAGCTGACTATAAAGCAAACAATAGAGTTATGCCTGGATTGAAAGATCCTGAAGACTTTAGAAAAGCATTAGCTATGGCAAGTAACTATGCACTGAAGACTACTGCTATCAAACCTCATCTAGGTCGAATCAAGATGCTGAAAGATGTATCTGATGAAGAACTAAATGAGATGATGGACTTCAAGAATCGTAATCCTGAAGTTATCAAGAAAGCATTGAAAGATGCTGGTATTGATCCACTGGATATTGATGTTGATGAGAAGGTAAGCTATCAGGCTAATGACTACAGAGTAAGCACTGCTGAAATAGAGTTTGAAGAGATCATTGATACTATCAAGGATACTCCTGAGTTTGCTAGGACAAGTGAAGTAGTGACTTCTGTATGGGACGAAGCTTCTAAGAAAGCTATGCTGGATAATCCACATCTGATCAAAGCATTGAATGAAGAGATGCAGATGGGACGATATGATACCATCCAAGGTATGATTGATCAGCGTAAGCTATTAGGGAAGACTGGTGGAATGACTGATCTACAAATGTATCAAGAGATTGCTACAGAGATGCAGAGAAGTCAAGTACAACAGTCTGCTAAAAAAGTAGAAGTAGTAGCACCTGTACAGAAAGTTGAAGACCCTGCTGTAAAAGAACAAAAGAAACAAGCAGGGATAAGTACTAAGAAGACATCTAGTGCTGTGAAGAAGTATGACCCAACTAAGTTGAGTGATGAAGAATTCATGGAACTAGTAGCTTCTGGTGCTAAGTTTATCTAGGAGATAACATGTTATATGGTAATGGCACAAATAGCTCTGTAGGAGCACAGTTTAATACATATGAGTACAAGCGTAAAGCTCTCATCGAGACAGCAAAAGCTGAGTACTTTTCACAATTAGGTGACTCTGAGAGTCTTACAAAGAACTACGGACAAAAGATCAAGAAGTATCACTACCTTCCATTATTGGATGATCGTAATATCAATGACCAAGGTTTAGATGCAACTGGTGTATCTACTGCGAATGAGGTGACTATCACTATCACTACTGCAGATGGTGAAGATATCTTAGCTGTTGGTAATGGTTCTAATGCTGCAACTGCGTTGACTGCTGCACAAGCACGAGCAATGGTAATCTTCAAGCAAGAGCTTGGTATTGATATTGCAAATGCATTGTATGATACGTATGCTGAAGCTGTAGCTGCTTATGTTAATGGTGCTTCATCTACTGTAGCTAATCGTGGTTCATTGGTTGTAGGTGCTGCAGTTAATGCATCTGGTAACTTATATGGTTCAAGCAAGAATCCTGGATATATCTCTGGTAAATTGCCTACGTTGTCTGAGTCTGGTGGGCGTGTTAACCGTGTTGGTTTCAAGCGTTTAGAGCTAGAAGGTTCTATTGCTAACTATGGTTTCTTCTATGAGTGGTCTAAAGACTCTATGGACTTCGATACTGATGAAGAGTTGTATACTCATATCAATCGTGAATCTGTACGTGGTGCTCGTGAGTTGTCAGAAGACATCATCCAAATGGACTTGCTAGCTGGTGCTGGTGTTATTCGTTATACTGGTGATGCAACATCATTAGCAACAACTGGTTACAATGCTACTGCTTTGTTGAACTCTGTAGTAACTTATGATGACCTTGTTAAGCTTGGTGTAACTCTTGATGATAACCGTTGTTCTAAGGACACAACTGCTATTACAGGCTCTAAAGATACTGATGTATTGAATATCCCTGCAGCACGTTATATGTTCATTGGTTCTGAGTTGATTCCTACAATCATGCGTATGACTGATTATCACTCTGTGAAAGCATTTATCCCTATTGAGAAGTATGCTCAAATGAGTGCAAGTGGTAAGTACACTAATGCATTGCATGGTGAGATTGGTGCAGTAGCTGGATTCCGTATCGTAGTTGTCCCTGAGATGATGGGTTATGTTGGTGCTGGTGAGAATGTTGGTGCAGACCTTTCATACCTTAATGATGGTGCTAAGTACAATGTATACCCAATGTTGGTTGTAGGTTCTGGTGCATTTGCTCATATCCGTTTCCAAGTATCTGGTGGTATGTCTGACAAGTTCAACATCATCGTACGTAAGCCTGGAACATTCGCTAATGCTGATGATCCATACGAGAAGATCGGATATAGCTCTATCCAATTCTGGCAAGGAACAATGATCCTTCGTCCTGAATGGTTGGCTAAGGTGCTCACGTTAGCTAAGGGGTAAACCCTTGCTAAGCTTCTGGGCATAGGTGATTCTCTCAGGAGAGTCTAACACTAAGAGTGGTATCATCCACTCTATAATAAAAAGATAACAAGGAAATAAAATGAGTGAAGAAACCAAAGTACCAACTCCTAGAGAGTTATTAAAAGAGAAAGCTGACTTGCTTGGAGTTGAGTATAAGAGTAATGTAACAGATGCAAAGCTGTTAGAGTTAATCGAAGCTAAGATGAAGCCTGTAAAAGCTGAAGTGGTAGTGGAGAAATCAGAGGAAGAGAAAATACAGGAGACTATTGCTGAGAGTCGTACTAAGCTGATGAAGCTACGTAGAGTGATCCTAACATGTAATGATCCACAGATGAAAGAATGGGATACTACACCTATCCTGAGCGTAAGTAACTCTATCATCACACTACCTAAGATTGCAATTCCACTGAATGTAGAGTGGCATATCCCACAAGGGTACTATGATCTATTGAAGAGTCAAAGATGTGGTATTGATGTAAAAGGTAAAGATGGTAAAGGTCGTACAATCACAGTACGTAAAGAGATTGCTAAGTACAATATCCAAGATCTACCTGATCTAACTATTGAAGAACTAGCTGAATTAAAGCAGATGCAGATTGCACGAGATGGTGTAGCAAAAGCTGAATAGTATGATGATGGTCTCTTAGGAGGCTATCTATGATATTATCAAGGAGAACATATGGCAGCAGTAACACAGTTTACAATCACTAAAGGTAATGAACTAGAGTTCTATATCATCATAAAAGAGAATGGTACAGTATCTCCTCTAGTACTAGATCCTGCTGATACATTCTCATATAGCCTAGTCAATAAGAAGCATGGTACTAAGGTAGTAGAAGATGTTCCTATGACTATAGTTGACGGACCAAATGGTAAGATCAAAGGAGTTATAACCGCTGAAGTAAGTGCTACTCTACCGCATAAGGTAGGTAGTGCTGAAGATGGGTATATCCCAAGAGCAAGTCTACGTCTAATAGTGAATGGAGATACTGCTGCTCAAGGTATGTTCGTAGCATCTATCGAAGATGTATATGTTATAGTAGGATAAGTCATGGATATTGAAGTAGAATCTCCAATAACAGTAGAAGCTGAAGTACAGACATATACACTAGTATCTGATGATATCTATGTAAAAAGATATGATACATCCAACATACCAGTATGGTACTCTAGTATGATAGAAAATCTCATAGCTAACTCTGGAGCTATAGCAAATATGGATGATGTCATACAATATCTAAGTAGTCTGGAGGCTGGATACAATACTAAATTTGCTAACCTAGAGACTGCAGATTCTTCAACAAATGCACTGCTATCAAGTCTGGTATCTACTACTGGGGAGCATACAGCAGCAATAGCAAGTCTAGATACTACAAAGATAGATGCTACTAGTGCACTAGCAATAGCACAAGATACAGTATCTTCATACTTTGCAGATGGAAGTGCAGGAGCATTCTTCGATAATAAGATATCAACATATGCAAGTGATGTTGAAGCTAATGCTAGTAATACCTCAGTGCTAGGAGCTACTCTCAGTGATGTATCTGCTAGAGTAACAACAGCAGAAGATGTGATAATATCTCAAGGACTAGATATTCAAACACTACTAGCATCTACAGATGGAAGTGTAGATACATACTACCAACCTGAAGCACCAGCTATAGCATACTATGGTGACTGGTGGATAGACATAGATTCTAATCCTATCAGAGCGTACAGATATGAAGATAGTAATGGACTGAATACTGGTACACTACTATGGACTGATAGATCTACTGATGTTGTAGCAATGACATATATCAATGTATGGAAAGACAATACAAGAATAGATAATATCATAGATGGTACTACAGTAATAAGTATTGACAATGCCAAGATAGGGGATGTAAACATAGCTGCGTACGTAGCTTCTGAAATAGATAAAGAAGTTGTAGTATATAGTGGAAGCATTCCTCCTCGTATAAGTACTGAGCCTGGTGGTCTATACCCTGCAACTGCTAAAGCAAATGATATCTATATAGAGAAAACTACTTCTACTGGTACAAGCGGTGTAGTAGTAGATGTAGTAAATACATATACGTACAATGGATCAACATGGGTAGTAACAGGTACAAATAATAATTTGACTGCACTAGCTGATATGGCTGATGGTAAGAGAACAATATACAGAGGAACAACTGCTCCAACAAGCCCTGATGTAAATGAT